TCCACCGGAACGGTTTCGATCGTCAAGTCCATCTGTCAATCAGCCGAATGTTGGGGGCGCTTGACGGATCAACGGCGCAAACCCGCAGAAACCTTAGGCGCGGCGTCTATACGTCAAGTCGGTGTCAAGTAAGTTGGCGGGCCTGTCGGTAGAAAAATCCCGCGCTCGCGCCTCCCGCATGGGATATCCGCCAGGAAGGAACCAAGATATCAAAGGCTTAGGAGGGAGTGGTTGCACGAAAGCAAATTACCGGATATATTTCCGGAAATACATCAGGAGAACCCGTTCATGGCCACAGCCCAAAAAAAGGCGCTATCCAACTACCGACAGCGCATGAAAAACCAAGGCATAGTCCGTCTGGAAGTCCGGGTGCACAAAGACAATGTGCCCCTGGTCCGCGATGTCGTCAGCGCACTGGAAGATCCAGAACGCGCAAACGAAGCCCGCGCTCTGTTGCGCGAGCGCTTTGGTGTCGGCAAGGCAAAGGGCTTGAAGGCCCTGCTGGCGGCTGCACCGCTCGCAGGCATTGATCTTGAGCGCGATCGTGACGTTGGTCGAGACGTTGATCTGTGAACTACCTGATCGACACCAATATCATTTCCGAGGTGCGCAAGGGCGAACGCTGTGACGTCAATGTCGCCGCATGGTACGACACCATCGACGACGGTGATCTCTATCTCAGCGTCCTAATCCTTGGCGAGGTTCGCAAAGGCATTGAGCGGGTCCGCCCCCGAGATCCGGCCCAGGCCGACGCGTTGGAAGACTGGCTTGGAGACGTCCGTGAAGCTTTCGCGGGCCGCATCCTGCCGGTGGACGATGCCGTTGCGGAGGAATGGGGGCGCATGGGTGCCCAACGTCCAGTTTCCACCATCGATGCCTTGCTGGCTGCCACCGCCAAGGTCCATGGCATGACCTTGGCTACGCGAAATACCGCCGATGTCAGCGACCTCGGCGCTAGCATCATCAATCCTTTCGATGCCATGGAAAACCAAGGCGGCTCTACTTGATGCCACGCAGAGGCGACGGTGCATCCGTTGGCAGTCCATACTTCTCTCGTTCCCGGCGATCCATGAACCCAACAAGATCGGATTGCCTCACGCCCCAAGTTCCGAGGCTGCGAATTGATGCTTCGATGAACGCCTCCGCCATCGACAAGGACAGGTCGAACCATTCCCCCCGGATGTTGTGAGCCTGAAAGTGATCTTTGAAGGCACTCTCGATCCTCACCGTGATCTTGCGTCCCGGCATCCACCAGAAGCGATGCATCCGAAGTGAGACGAAATTGGCCGTCTGAAGGGCGGCAAACCGCTCCATTGGATCGGCGGCAATTCCGACCTTCACCGGGCTCCCATCATCAGTCGTCACCAGGTAAAGGCTATGAAAACCCTGCTTCTTGACGAACTCCTGGAAGCCATGCGGACGGCGCAATTCTGTCCCCCTCAAAAGAAACGCCCACGGAGAACTCCCCGCGGGCGCACGTATCCAAGTTTGACCAAAAAATAGCACTCCGAGCGCGAATCTGTCCCATCGAAAAGTGTCCGGCGGACACATTCCCATCGGCTACGATCTACTGCGATCCCTCAAGATAACGCGCTGACTTTCATCGTCCGTCACTCGAGCATGCTTTTCTCAGTAATCAACCTCGCTAAGTGTGGCTTGGCACCGACCGGACGATCCAGGGCATCCTGGAAGGCCTGCCACTGAACATCGTCGAGACTAAACAACACACGATCGACTAGGACGTCTTGTGCCGCGTGGACACCTGCGTCGAGCAGGAACTCGGCCACGTCCTTGCGGGAAGAGCTTGCCGCCATTTGCAGCAACACTTTCGTCCTGGGAGTGGTCCAAACGTCTATTCGTTCAGATTTTGCTTCTGTGTCAGCCATGGTCGCCTTCCTGTGCTGTTCATAGCATCATAACGCCATTGTTCCGACATTTATTGGTTGGGATTGCATCCCGACACTCCGCAAGAGCGGTTCACCATGTCGATCACGTACTGCCGCCCACGACGCTTGGGAACGTGCTGACAGTTCAACCGCAAGGCAATGACGCAAAGCCCGTATAGCCAGTGAACATGGGCCGTCGATCGCTGCAGGCCAACCGTCCAGCAGATGGTCTTCCAAGGCTTTCCCGATGCTCGGAGCCAGATGATCTTGGCGTCGACCGGGTCGATCCACGCCATCCACGGCAGGGTTTCATCCATGCGCGAGATCGCTGCCGACGACGGCGGCGGCCGTCGCATGGGCTGGGGCTCTTGCCCGACCTTGTCTGCGAAGTCATGGACGACCTCGGGCCATACCCCGAAGTAGCCCCGCACCTTCTCCTCGGGCAGACGACGCAACACGTCGGCAGCCTCAACAATCCGCTCCTCGACCCTCAGCGGCGTCCAGTCAGCCATGGTGCACCTCCCGCCCGTCGTTGCGACGGCCATAGAGCTTCTCTCCCAGTTGGCGGATCAGTTCGCGCTCGGGCCAGGTGAGCCGGTCATCCTCCACCGACACGGCCAGCATCCCCTGCTCGATCCAGCCATCGCGTTTGACCTGTTCGGCAGAACGCCGTTCACCGCCATAGCCCTTCGGGAAACGCCTCAACGCACACCTGCCCGGGCATCCATCGCCCACAACAGCAGCGCGATCGCATCGGCCTCGTTGTCATCCGTGGGCGCGAAGCCCCGCGCCGACACCGCCGCAATGACCGCCTCCTTGTTGGCGTTGCCCTTGCCGGCGACGTGCCGCTTGATGGTGCCCACCGGAACGGCCTCATAAGGGATCGCGTGGTGTTCGCACCAGGCGGTGACGTGAGCCAAGAAGCCGCCATAGGCATGGGCGGCATCGACCCCGGCATGGCGACGGACTTCCTCGACGAACACGGCGTCCAGGTAGCCTGCGGCCTGTTTGATCTCAGTGAGCCAGCGCTTGAAGCGCAGGAAGCGCATGCCGCCACCCTGCCAGCGATCGTTCTTGAACTCGGCAGTGCCGCTGATGATCCGACCGTCCGTCCCATGCAGCGCCCATCCGGTTTGGGTGCCGAGATCAAGGGCAAGAAGGACGGGATGGTCCGGTGCCTGTTCGGCGAGAGATTCGATCAATGCGGGCTGGCTCATCATTGGGCTCCTTGGCAATTGGTTTTGGGAATGGGCCGGGAAGCAGCAACCCGACCATCGGTGGGAGGAGTGTGCGTTCCCGGGAACACTCCTCCCCCTATAGGGGGAGGTGGGAACGTGGAAATCGTTGAAATCATTATGTTTTTCCTTGGTTGGGAACGGCTGGGAACGAGATTTTTGGGAAGCTGATTTACTCAATGGTTTCAATGGCTTGATGCGGTTTTGGGGGCGCAAAATCTTGGGAATTCCCGTTGGGAAGCTGGGAAGCGGGAACGGAAACCGACCCCCATCCGCCTGGGCAGGAAGCTCTGGGAACGCTGGGAACGGAGCACGCATGACCCTCACTCCCCGGTCTCGTGAGCGCCATGGACGAACTGTCCGACACCCCGCGCAAATGGCCCGGCTGGAACGTCCAGCCACTTGAGCTCCTTCGAGCCTTCGGCCATGCCTTTGACCAAAACGGGAGGTCGGGCATTGAGCAGGTCCTGGACCAGGCCTTCGATCTTGTTGCGCGCCATGTCGTGGAACAGGACCGGCAGGCGATGGCGCTGCTTAAACAGGCCTGTGCCACCGGTATGGGTGAACGGATGGCCGTTCTCAGCGGCACTGGCGACAGCCTCGACGAGGGCTTCCAAAAGATCCTGTTCGGGTCGGCGGACTTCCCGTAGCCGCTCGGTCGCATCGACCAATAGACCGGTCGGGGCGCGCAGGAAGGTACGGATGGCCCGATCGGCCGGACCGTTGGCCTTGACCACCGCGCCTTGGAACACGGCGTTGCGGGCATAGGGCTCTTCGAGCGCCTTGAAGGCGAAGACTTGGTGTTCCTCTGGCGCGGGCCACAGCGCATAGACCATGCGCACCCCATCGACGATGGCGCTGGTGCCGCGCACGGCGTCACGGGCCTGTTCGACCGAGGCGATGGGCCGATTGCCCTGGGGCTTCCGCATATGGTGGGCAACGATCACCGCCGCGCCGGTTTCGGTGGCGAGGCTCGCCAGAAGGCCCGTGGCAAAACTGCCGGCTGCCGGATCCGAAGTGACGTCGGCATGGATGAAGGACGCCAGCGGATCGAACACCACCAGCTTGAGATCGCGCAACCTCATGATCTGGTCGCGCACCATGCGGAACTGGGGCGTGATTTCAGGGCCGTCCTTGCCGGACACGACCAACGGGATCGGCCCGCCCGCGTTGGGCAGTGGCACGACGATCAGCCGTTCTGGGCGTTCGAGGCGGAATTCTTCGGGATCGAGCCGTTGCAGACGGCGATGCACCTCGCCATGGTCGTCCTCGGCGGTAAAAATGACGGCAGTCCCGAACTCTCGCACCGGGCCGCCGAAAGCCATGGGCTCGGGACTGACCGAGACGGCTCGGGCCTTTCCCGTCGCCACCGACAGCGCCAGATCGAGGGTCATCATGCCCTTGCCGGTATCGCCCATGGCGGCCAAGATCGAGACCACACCCATGGGAAACGAGCCCTCGACCAGGAATCGCTGTTCGGGCGCATCGCCGGAATACCGGGCGGCATGCCAATCCGAAAGATCCAGGGTGGTTTTCTCAGGACGGAGGGTCTGGCGTTCGGTGGTGGCGATAAACTCGGCGACATCCATGCCGTCGTCGACCGCGTCCGCCGCATCCCATTTCTCCGGTTTGTCGTCGGGTGGCAGGAGGACGGAGACCGATCGGGCCCCGGCAGCCAACACGGCCTGCCCCGCCGCCATAGCGTACTGCCAGCCGGGACTGTCCTTATCGGGCCAGATCAGCACCCGCTTGCCGTCGAGCGGAGACCAGTCGGTCTTCTCGATCGGCGCCTTGGCCCCGTTCATGGCCGTGGTGGCCGAGATACCGGCATCGATGAGCGCCTGCGCAGCCTTCTCGCCCTCCACCAGGACCACCTGGTCCGCTTCCTTGATGCCGGGGCGATTGTAGAGGGGGCGCGGTTCCGGAGCTTTCAGACGGCGGTTGACCACATCCCAGGGCCGGAACTGTTTGCCGCCGGGAGGGTCGTATCGATAGACGCAGGCGATCAGCCGACCGTCCTCGTCGTGATAATCCCATTTGGCCGTGACTGGCCCGAGATCATCCGTCGGCGGCGATTTACTCTGTGCCGCACGATCGTCGTGCAGGGTTCGGCTGCGGCCATCGAGCCATTCACGGATGTCATCCATGATGGCGGGAAAATCCGTCCGCGTGTCCCGACCGGACACCGCCGCCCAAAGGCCGATGATGTCGCCGCCCTCGCCGGTCGCAAAGTCGTGCCACATGCCGGCCTTGGGTCCGGCCAGTTCCACCGACAGGCTGTCGCCGCGATTGCCCTGGACATCGCCGACCAGAAACTTGCCGCCCTGAAACGCGCCGCCCGGCAACAGGTAGGAGAGCACGCCTCGGATATTGACCAGCATCCGGGTCTTGATTTCTTCGGTGGTCTCGGCACCATCCCAGGGTCGGCTGTCGTCGAGGCGCTGCGGTTCGGCGTCGTTGAAGTCGCGCCAGCGCTCCAACTCGATCACGTTATCGTCCATCGCTGGCCCTCCAGCAGCGGTCAGACCAGGCACAGAACCGGCATTCGTGGAAATCGGCGGACTGCGCGATGCGGGGCAGCAACTCGCCCGTCTCGGTGGCGCGGATGATGCGCACCGCCTTGTCGCTGGCGGTCTGCGCCAGGCCGCCGTCGAACGGCACCAGTTCGTGATGCAGCTCGGCGGTGTCTTTGTTGATCGCCGTGAACAGCGCCGGGTTTTGCGAGATCCCCGGCACGCTTGCTTCCATGTAGGCCTGATAGGTGGCGATCTGGGCCGCATAGATCGGCTTCGAGATCACCACGCCGCGCTTGACGGTGTCCTTCCAGGACTTGTCGTTGAGCGACTTGCATTCCCAAAGCGCCGGAAACCCCGTCAACACGGGGCCGGCATTGATGATGCCGTCCACATGGCCGCGGATGCGCCCGTCCGCGACAGAAAATCCGAACTGTTCACCGTCCGGTCGATTGCCCTTTGTGGTGTAGAGCTCGAACCCGGCCTTGCGCAGCCAGCCGATGGCCAGGTCTTCGAACACATGCCCGGCGGCAAAGATGCGCAGCGTCCGACCGTTGAAGTCGCTGCCATCATCCTTCGGCGCGTCGGCATACTCGAACTGCAGGGCGCGCTCGCAAGCGACACCCAACCGGGACCCGCCGAGATAGTCCCGCGACGGCCTCGCGGCATTCTCCGCCTCGAGGGCCTCGTCAATGAGCGTGTTGATCCGATCGGCCACCTTGGCCGAGTGGTTGTAATCCAGCATCAGAAAGGGATCTCCGTATCCTCGCCCTTGGCCGTTGCCCGCATGGCGTCCTGAAAGCCGCCAACAGCGACCTCGATCAGGGTCAATACCTGCGCCTCGGTGAGGTCGATCAGCCGGGTCTGCCAGCCGATCTCTTCCATGATTTCGGCGACCGGCTTCATGGTGGCGCGGATCGCGGCCTGCTCCTGTTCGGTCAGATCAACCATGCCCCAGCGCTCCTTCGCCAAACGCGACCAGAGCCCCTGGCAGCTCATGGAGCAGAACCAGCGGGATGGTCGCGGTTTCTTTGAGCGCACCGGATCGAACCAGCCAAAGCCACGGGCCGGACGCCGACAGACCGCACAGAGTTCTCCACGCGGATGCCAGAGGCGCAGACGGGCTGCTGCAGTGTCCGATGGAGGACACATGGATCATGCCGCCCTCCGAACGTCGGCAGCCGCTGCCACCAGATTGGTGATGGCACCCTTGTTGAACTGGAAAGTGAGTAGCGCCGAGGCCTGATAGCGGGTCAGGCCAAAGTCCTGGCGGAACTGGGGCGGCAGGTATTTGAGTTGGCGTTCCTTCGCCGGCTGGTTCAGCCAGGACCGGGTCTTGTGGGCGCGTTCGTCGGTCTCATTTTCATTGGGCCAGTCATCGGCTGCCGCCAG